GCCCGAAGGCAATAGCAAGTCCCTCGACAGCCGATTTGAGAGACCGGAAAGCGCCACCAATGCCGGATTCCATGGTCGAGGCCATCTGAGCGGCAGACCCGTCAGAGTTTGAGATGTTGTTCATGAGTTCATCCCACTCATCGCCAACACCCGCAAGCAAGCCCTGGACGGCAGCCAGGTCAGTCTTGTTGAAGATCTTATTGAGAACGTCTTCCTTCTGTGCTTCGGTCAATCCGTCCAGCTTGGCATTGAAGTCTGCCATGATGTCATCAAGTGGGCGCATATTGCCGCTCGCATCCAGGACATCAATGCCAAGCTCCTTGATCGCCTTCTTAGCTTTGTCGGTACCGGCAGTCAAGGACAGGATGATATTCCGGAGATGGGTACCGCCTTCCGCACTCTTGATACCGCGATTGGCGAGTATGCCAAGCGCCGTATTCAGTTCGGTGGTTCCACCTGAAAGTACATTGGCGGTGCCGCCGACGGTCAGAATAGCCTCGCCTAATTGTGATACAGATGTATTACTTTTCTGCGCAGTTACCGCCATCTGATCGATGAAGGTTCCCAGCTCAGATGTTTCCAGGCCAAGCGCAGCCATTGCATCTGTCGCCATGTCGGATGCAGATGCCAGATCCATCCCGCCAGCTTGAGCAAGCTGCAAGACAAGCGGCAGAGCCTCACAGGCCTTCTCAGCGTCATATCCGGCAAGTGCCAGGTAATTGAGAGCACTTGCAGCTTCTGACGCTGAGTACCTGGTAGAGATGCCCATCTGCTGTGCTGTCTTGTCCAGTAGCGCAATGGCAGCGTCTGCTTCGGAAGATGAACCTGCTACAAGCCCCATTGTGGCCTGTACCTGTTTGAGCGAATCGTCATAACTGGTGAAGGTTTTGACCGCTGCCGTTCCAAGCGCCACGACGGGTGCAGTTATCCCCTTGGTCAGTTTGTTACCGATGTTTGTGACGCTTTGCCCTACAGCCTTGAGCTTTGTGGATATGGCAGCCATCGTATCAGAAAACGCCGTCCATCTTGACGATGCAACCTGCAATTCACGGTTTGCCTGCTCCAGCTCTCGTTCAGTGTTGTTGACTGCAGCCCTTGCATTATTGAGGTTGGTGGTGGCGTTTGTGACCTGCTGCGCGGCACGCTGCACGGCCTTATCTGCAGATGTCAGCTGTGATTCCAGCTTCTTCACTTCCGCAGAGTTTTCGCCATACTGCGTCTTGGCCTCTTCGAGCTGCTTCCTGATCTTTTCCTGGCTCTGCGCAGCCTGATCGTATCTCGCTTTTGCCTGCTCGACAGCTTTTTCGTTCTGCTGGACGGCAGTCTTCTGCAGCTGAAGTTTCTGCTGCAGCATAGCCACTTTAGCCTGTGCGGTTTTCTGTTTGTTGCCGAAGGTGTCCGTGCTCGAGCCTGCTGCACGGAATTCACTCTCGGTCTGCTTAATCTGTCCGGCAATCCCTTTGAGATTTGCCGATATATTGTCCGTGAGGGACAGTGATACTGTCAGCTCGCGTACCGACTCTGCCACGGTCCCACCTCCTTGCAAATCAATGTGGTTGTTGCAATTTTTGCAACTTTGAATGGTGTATTTTTTACACCGCTACATGTAGTATCGCGTCTTACGCTTCTTCTTTAGGGTTGGCCTCGTTCCACTCTTTCAAGGCTGCGTCCTTCGAATCGTACACATGGTATTCAGTGTTACTGCATGCCGAATTGCCGCATCGGGTCGAATAGTACTCGCCATCCTTCATCAGCCATCCGTCCGAACCACACACAGCACATGGGTTCATGTCGACTTTCATCATGTCTCCTCCGGTTTCTCACTCTTCAATCGTGCCGTCCAGCTGTGGCCAGACCTTGTCGATGGTTGTGCGTCTTGGTTCCCTCTTTTTCTTTGCCTTCCAAACCTGCAGTTCCAGAAAAGCGAACAGATCCATTTCATCGATCTCATTCATCCGCCACCCGGACTCAAGCAGCGTGATGTAGACCTTCTTAACATAATCCGACAGTGAGTTTATGCGGATGCCGTCGTCTCCGCTGTCGTCGCTGTCGGATTCGTAGGGAAATCGCCAAGCGTGTCAGCCAGTCCACGCGTCACCGTCAACAGAGCAGACACGATATCTGAGACAAATTTCTCAGAAGGATAGTAGTCAAGCACATCGTCCGCTGAGAACTGCCTCTGGAAGAGCATCGCGAACCAGTCAGCCATCGTGTCATAGAACTCAGCCGTATCCATGGATTTTTCTTCGTCGCTGAGTTCCTGACGATTGCCGATCTTCTCTGCAATCGTCATATACTGATCATAAGCGCGCAGCGCCTTATCGCTGTCGCGAACCGTCCTGGCATTTACGAAGGGGATACTGTATGTCTTGCCGTTAAGCTTGCAGCTGATCATTCAAATCACTCCAAATCGAAAGCCGACTGCCGACAAAACCGGCAGTCGGCTTGTTTGAATTCTTGTTGGGCCTTGATAGATTTTCTTACTCCCCGCCACCGCTTGCAGCAGGAAGCGTGTTGCCTCCATATACCTGGTCGAGGAACGTGGCGCCGGTGATGAAATTTTCGGAATCTTCATCGCCGACAGCACGCCATTTCTGGTCGTAATTGCGCTTCACGGCAGTGAACTGCACCTGGTTCGTCTGACGCGTGATGTCGGTACCCTCCTTGGTGTGATAGGTCTCGTTGCCCATCTGTGCACGGCACTTGTACATCCAGATGTACCGGTACTTGCCATTGCTCTTTTCAGAGCGGAAGCCAACAGCAAAATACGCAGGCGTATCAGTGGCCGCTTCCTCCATGACGCCATCGTTGTTGATGGTGTGGCCGCCAATGGAGGCAGCCACTTCGACAGGCAGCGCAGCCAGGTCAATGTTGACCTTGACTTCAGGGTCGGTGTAGATGACGTCATATTCGCCATCGTCCGCATACTGAACGTTGGGATCAGCGTTTTGAGGCTCGACGGGGGCTTCAATAGCGCCAAGCACCTTGATGGCGTCGCCATAGGTCACGCCGGTACTGTCGTCTTTTGTGACAGGGCGCAGCACCAGGTCCTTGATACCAATCGTAGATTTGGCAGCAAGCGTCTGTACAGACATAGTATTTCTCCTTCCTCCATGGCTCACAGGCCACGGAATTGCAGTTCATCGAGAATATCTTTCTTGATGCGGGCATATGCCTCATCTTTTTTTGCGTCGTAAGCCGGTCTTACAACGGGATGTGCCCCAGCAGGACCGTGCGGGCCGCCATGGCCATATTCGACAGGCGCCGCATAGGCTGCGCCTAATTCGCCACGCCCAACACCGATTTTGATAGAGAAGCCCTTGCCGCTTCTGTGATGAACGGGTGTATAGGTCTTGACGCTACCTGCAAGTCTGCCCGATCTCTGTGTCAAGGATTCCGCGTTGGCTTTGGCTTGCTCATAGATCGGTTCGGCAGCCACCTGTAGAAGACTGCGCATAAAGCCTGCGCCTTGAGTAGCGGATAATCGCTCAGCAGCAGCGGTCAGGTCTTTGCCTAGTTCGTCAAAGCCTCCTAACGTAACTCCCGTGTGAAAGACTTCTTTGGTCATCGTGGTGTAGGTGCAGTAGCTTTTCGGCGGCTTGGGCACAGAAGTGGTGGCACGAAAGGCTCCAAGATAGACTGGAATCTTTGTGCTGGATAGCGCTGTCTGGACAAGCTTCATTCGTGCTCACCTCCTTCTGTGTTTATACGTCTTCGGAATCATCTTCAGACGTATCCGCTTCTTCGCCTTCCGGCTCTTCCTGTGTGTCTTGCGGGTCATCGTCCCTGGCATCCTGGCGTCTTGTGCGCAGCTGTATCCAGCGGTGCTTGTAGTCATAGTGTTCAATCTGCACGATGGTGTGCTTTTTCCCTTCGTGCTCCACATACATGCCGGGTTCGATGTCAGAACAATGGCGAATACAGAATATCCGGTCAAACTGAGCAGTGTTGGCGTCTGCCATTTCGCGATAGGCCCACGCCGTCGATGCGTCATCTACAGACGCGCGGACGGTAGCGACAGCTTCGTCTTGCCAAGTCGGGTACCCGTTCTCGCCGACAGTTGAAACGGATTTCCCAATGGTTATCCAATGTCGAAGCTGTCCAGGGTGGGGAAGCTTAGACATGGTCGTTCACTCCCCTCAGACAATGGCAGACGCATCACGGTTGGGCCACAAAATTCGCTGAAAAGCCTCCACCGTCGTTCGCCACGCAGGCCTGTCATCCTGGTCTCTATGCTCATACAGATAGCCGACCATGAGATGCACTGCGAGTTTGACGGAATTTGGTATTTCCGTTTCAAACGATTTCCCGCAAAAGTCCTCCGCCATCGACTGTGCTTCCTGGATCATGGACGTGATCATGGTGTCGTCATCGCTATGATCCACGTAGAGCCTGGCTTTAGCGTCTTCCAGAGAGACAATCATTTTGATCACGTCCTTTCCATGGCCCGCTGCCAATCGGCAGCGGGCGCATTGTTATCAGGTCGCCAGAGCACCGGCAGTGCGCATGGCAGCCAGCAGTGCGTTGATCTTGGCGACCACGTCCGCCAGATCTGCCTCGTTGCCCAGATCGGCGACGGCAGCGGCCTGCTTGACACCACCAAGCGCACTGGTGGTTGCAGTCGGGAGCGTATAGCTGGCAGCCAGCTCCGCGCCGGTCACGGTCGCACCGGACTCGATCTCCAGTGTTCCGCCAATTACCAGGCGGTCTCCACCATCGGCGGAGTAGTTTTTCGGATTGTAGCTCATGAGGATACCTCCTTATTAGGAAGCGGCCTGGGCGTAGAGGATCTGGACTGCCTCAGGCAACACGAGCATGCCGTCGACACGCTCCTTTATGACATAGCCCACCATGCCATTGCCCGCGAAGAGTTCCTTCAGGGTCTGGATGGAGCGGACGCCGCGGTCGCCGATGTTGTAGTAGCTGAAATCACCGAAAGCCATGAAGCCAATATTACCAGTGGCAGCGGAGGGCTGCGTGGTCGGCATATCCGGCGCATACTGGGAGGTGTGAGCCGCGAAACCGCAGATCTTGTCCGGCTCGCCCATCTGATAGCTCGGCTGCCAGATGTAAGCGCCATTGCCGTCCTTGATCTTCCGGACGGCCGCGATGGTTTTGTCGTTGAGAATGAAGGCGGCCTTCTGCCTGTACTCACGCTTGAGGGTATAGATCAGGTCGATGACGTCGTCGAGCTTGAGATCGACATTGACGGTACCGCCGGTTGTCTTTGTGGTGACCGGGACGGCGAACTGGGCGTTCGTGTCGTAGGTCACGCCAGACACTACCTTGGTCTTCTGGGTAAAGATACCGAGTGGACGACCGGAACCGCTGCCGGTCATGAAGGCCTGCTCTTCCGCGTTTGCGATGGACTTCACAAACTCGTTGAGAAGATAGTTTTCAAGACCGAAGGCATTGTCATAGAGCAGTTCTTCGGTGACCTTGACAGCCACATGCAGCTTGTGGGCGTCGAGGGTCTTCTGATCAAAGGTCGCATCGCCGAAAGTCAGCGCCTCACCTTCCTCCACCCAGCTCGCGGCCGGTTTGGTCGCAGCCAGGTTGATCTTGTGTTCACCGGAGGTCGGAATCCGTGTGCCCAGCTTGCGCATGACGTTGGCGCCGTCCAGGCCGACAACCAGCCGACGGTCCCACTCCTCAGGCACGAGATAACCGCCATTGGCATCAACACCTTCAGAGAGGACGTTGGAAATCTGCCGGAAGTCGGACCGAATGGCGGTCAGCATGTCCTTGGCGTACTGGGCGGAAGCGCGGAAGCCGCCGGGGGTCTTCTCGTTGCTGGCAGACGGAGCGCCGACGATCGGCTCGGTCATGGGGCTGGAGAGCCGGCTTTCGGTGGCGGCAGCATTCTGCAGGCGGGTCACCTGGGCGTCATAAGCCGCCAGGTCTTT